CAATATAGTCTTTTAGTGTTCTAGATGGCATTTACATCTATACCTAAGTCAAATAAATTATGAACCATAATCTCTATATCACAAGGATAATTACAATCACTTGAAACAAATAACTGAGCACCGAATAAGTAAAGGCAATTCATTCTTAATTCATTAAAAAGATTCTTAAGATTTTCAACTCTTGATACATCCTCATTATTTAAAGCATACTCTTCGTAGGTGTTATATTCAATTCTTATATCTATTATTGAGCCTAAGATATTTATCCCACTATCATAACAATCACAAACAGTTTCATATGAATAGGTTGTAACATCATCAGTTAATAACCTATCATCCTCACAACTTAATAATAAAAATAATAATATTAAATACCTCAAACTAAATATCCACCTTATACATCAGCTCTCTTTTTATGTTTCTGCATTTTTCTTTTTATCACAGCTTTGTAGTCTATATCTGTTACTAGTATAGGATACATAGGGTAAGTACTGTTCCAGTTACGCATATCTTCTAGCGCTTGTTGGTACGCCTCTGGTGTTTCAGATTTTATTATACTTTCTAATATAGCAGATTTTCTTCTACCCCTAAGGAACTCTATTCTACTTTGCTTTAACCCTTTTGTTTCCAGTCTTTTTGCAAAGTCTTTTAGTAGTGGACTACCAGTCATTCTTAATGCTCTAGATGGAACTCTTTTTATAAAATCTCCTTGGTAGTTTTTATAATCCCTTTCTAATGCACCCATAAACTTAAACAACTCAGAGACGTCTGACATAAAAGGTGGTGATACAAAAAATGTTAATGCACCAGTGACACTTCTACCCTCTTCTAAACCAGCCATTAGAAAGTCTCCTAAGAAACCAAACGCTCCTATAGCGGCTACGTTCTCTGCTATTTCCTTGGCATCTGCTTCGAAGAATGTAGCTGGGTCATATGCTTTTTCACCAGATGCTAATTGTTTCATAAGTTCTTTTGCTTTTATAGCTATAGCACCAGTAGCCATTCCACCTGCGGCTAACCTAAGTAGTGGCATATAATTACCTTGAGATAGGTCAAACTTTAATGTATCCATTATAAAGTTGTACTGCCTAAGTCCAAATGATTTAAACTGTAGAAATGGTTTAGCGGATGGTCTGTTTAATATTAATGGGTCTGATAATATATCTTTCTGTAACTGAGACTTAACTGCAAATTTACCTATAGCATTAATAACTGTAGACCTAGGTAGCCTACCTTCTTTTATTTGAGATGGGTCTATTTCCATCTTCCTAAGAGTATTATTAGCCCATTTCTTTGAGCCCATCCTACCTAAGCCTATGCCTCTTTTACCTATTGATATAGCTACTAAATCATCTATTAAAACCCTAGCTGTTGCCGCCGCTAATATATTATTAATAGAGTTTATTCTGTTGAACTGAGATATATCAGTTAACCTACCTACTACTCTTTTAGATATATCACTCTGTTGTGATATGCCCATCATCTCGTTTATGTACTTATATAAGTTACCACCAGATGCATCTACTTGTTTCTTAAAGTCTTTGTCAGTCATATACTTGTATGCACCCTTGGTGAATCTCCAGTAACCTGCAGATAAGGCAGAGGATATTGCAAACTGTGACAGGTTCATAGCTGTTGCTGTACCTAGTGCAATCTTAGTAGATGTCTCCCACTCCATAACCTTCTGCATAAAGTCTTTGATTCCGGGGTTAAGATTATATCTCCTATTGTATCCTATTGAACCCATAACGTGATTATGTAGCTCCATCATAATAGGAAGGTCGTCTACATTAGCACCATTGAGCAACTCTTCATAAATTTCACCCTTTCTGCCAAAGTTTTTAACCTCTGCTGAACGCCTAGAAACATTTGATGAGTAAATACCTAATAATTGTCTGATATCTCTTTCGTAAAATTTAGTTGGTAACTCATATGTTCTAGCTTTTTCTAAATTACCATCTCTTTTAAATACCTCGCCATAAGTAAGTCTACCCATAAGTGCCATAGCCTTAAAAGGACTAAGTTCTTCAACGCCTTCACTCTTTCTAACTCCATCTAGTATTGATTCATAAGCTTCTCTAGTTTCTTTAGATAGAGATGGTATAGCTTTTTTTATAATCCTATTTAGAAACCTAGCTTCCCCACCTCTGTTCTTAGCAAAAGCCTCTGGATTATTCATTGCTTGTATTATTAAATCTATGTAGTCACTCTTTAAATCCTTGACTAACATCTCCTCACCTTTTCTAGCTGATTCTTTTGATATCATCTCTGATATCTTATATATATCAGCGAACACTTTCTCCGCTAACCCCTTCTTTAATATTCTTGGTATATAGTTTTCTATGTATCCAACATTAACGCCAGACTCACGAGCCCTGTTAAATAGAAAGTCAGATATCTGTTTATAACCTATAGTCTCTGGTGTATTTATCCCTTGCTCGACAGCGTCAGATAGAAGTTCCCAGTATCTCTTAGAAACCTCAGACTCGCTCATCTTCATAGCTCTAGCTAAATTTCTAACTTGTGTTTTAGTTGGTTTCTCAGCACTTAAACCAAACTGAGACATAAGGTCATATGTCTCTGATAGAGTTCTTCTTTGGTCTACTACAAACTTATCAACCTTAGCAACATATGTTCTTCTTACAGGGCTTACACTACCTTGATTTCTCGCTGGTCTAAAAACATTTAGAAGTTTATTGGCTGGAGCAGGTAGCATATCATCTAAAAACAAGCTAAACCTAGTCTTCTGCATATCTATTCCATTCTTTTGCATATCTTCTAATGCTTTTTTAGTATAGCTTTCAACAGTTAACTTATCTCTTAAGTTTACAAGCTCTTCATTGGTTTGTTCTTTTAATCTTTTTGGTAGTTTTTCTCCATCTTTATCAGCTCTTTGCAAACCTCTATTGGTTTCTTTTACTTCACTAGAATGACCTAGTTCTTTTTCTAATTGCCTAATCTCATTTTCTCTTCTACTTCTTAGTTCTTTTGGGGATAGATTTACATTTTCTCCCTTTCTATAGTAGGTTGAAAACATATCCCTGCTGACTAAAGAAACTTCATTAGTATCTAAAAACTTTAGCTGAACATTGTCTTTGTCAAAACTTAATATCTTAGCTTTTCTAGTACCTTTTCTGTCTGTATAAATATTATCATATAATTCACTAGCATAACTTCTTCTTCCTGTTTCTCTAGCTTCTGCTGTTAAATCAAATCCCTCTGGCACAGGTTGCTTAGATATTTCTGGCTCAACAACATACCTTTTAAACTTTCTTAGCTTATCAAAGCCCTTGGTAGCCGCCATATTAACACCTTTTATGCCTAGTACCATACCTCCTGCGTGAATCCAATCTTCAGGAGTAGGTGTTCTCCCCTCTAGTAATGGAGCAACGGTACCAAATTGACCAACTTCTGCAAACGTTCTACCTAATACATTTATTCCCCTATCTGTTAAGAATGCGTTTGTACCTCCTGTCATTCCACCTAATACTGCACCTTTAGCACCAGCTTTAACTACCTTGCCCGGGGTTATAGTACCATCTGATAAGTACTCATTCAATGCCTCACCAGCACCTGAATATAAACCTAATGCACCAGCCCCTGCACCAGCTTTAGAAGCCATAGCTTGTGAGAATGCACTAGCTTTAAGTGCCGCTTTATTAGCAACGTCTTTAGAGACTCTATTTTGTAATAATTTTTTATATATTAATTTTCTTGCTACACCTTTAGTAACAGCACCACCAACACCACCTCCAATAACAGTAGTCGCAAAGTCTAATGGAGTAAAAAAAGACGCTACTCCTGCGGCTATATCAGACACTAGACCGGGATGATAGTCGCCTAGGTCATATACTTGTTTTTTATTGGTAGCTATAGCTTCAGCCATTCCTTGTAGAGAACGATTATATCCATCTTTCCATATAGTACCCAACTTATCTACTATACCACTTTCATCATTTGGGTTATAATCTAAGTTTTCGCTATTTAATTTATACTGAGGGAATTTTTTTACAATAACTCTATAAGCTAATTCATCACTCATTCTGTTATAGATAGGGTCTACAGCTCTGAAGTCATTGACCAATTGCTCCTTGGTCATATTTGGATTAAACTGAGACATTATAAGGATTTAAGAAGTGAGAACTCTTCGTTTGTAAAAAACTCTCTATATTTCAAAGGTCTATTTTTAAGGTGTGGAAATCTACGTCTATTATCTTCGATGCGTTTCAGTCTATCATCGTAAAAAGAATTTGATTTTTCATCGTATATCTTTGAAAACATTTCTTTTAATTTTTTTCTTAACTCATCATTGCTTTTACGTAAATTGCTCTCTGATGTCTTATCGGGAATACCTTCGGAAAGAAATTTAGAATTACGATTAAAATCTTTAATTAATTTTCTAAACTCTTTTATTCCCTTCTTAGCATCTTTAAGTCTTGGAGGTGGTTCCTTTAATGAAAAGACTGCATCTCCCCCCTGTTGCTCTGCCTGATTTGGAAATAAATCACCAATAACATCCTCACTTGGTATAGGTTGATTGCTTCCAGCTTGCAATGATGCAAGACCAGATAAGGGTTCAGTAGCTGGCTCTGTAAACTCAGCTGGAAACGTATCTTCATCTAGACCAGCTCTATTGGGGTCGTACTTATCAGCATCATCACCAGTTAATAAATTAACACTTCCAACATCTTGACCAGATGCATTTCTAGTAGCCATATTCATAGACTCTACTGCAGAATCAAAAACATCTTTATCATCTGAAAATAATACACTATACATATCATCACTAGCGTATAGCTCTGCACCACCTTCCTTGGGGTCATAATCGGGTGCTAAAAAATCTGGAAGCTCAGTAGATGGAATATTACCATAGGGATTAGCACCATAGGGATTAGCACCAGTACCACCTTGATTGTCATCGTCGTCGAACTTTAATATAGTATTTAGTCTATTGTTAAGATTATCTAGTTGTGCTATATTATCAGCTAATGCATCATCAACAGATACTCCACTTTGCTGTTGTATAAGTAGGTCTGAGTTAGTTTTTCTTAAGGCTGTTATTCTAGGTACTAAGGAATTGATTCTTGCCTTATCTATATCAGTTAAAGTTCCTTTTGTTAAATAACTTCTACTTAAATATTGATTATATACATCATCATTTACAAATAAATCTAGAGCTTCAGCTTCACTCATAGGATTTTCAGGGTTAGTTTCGTTATATATATCCATCCTACTGATTATTTCATCAAATGTCCTAGAACCAGCAGACTTAAGACTTGAGACATAATTTCTAACATCTTGTTTTGCTTTAGGGTTTTCAATGCCTATAAGATATGATTCTACATTTATATTGCGAAGCTCCTTAGCATCCATACCAGCCAAAGATTCGTCAATATACCTCTTACCTCTGTTATATGATGATGTTCTCTGGTTATCTTCAAAAATTAATTCATTACGCTTACTTTCTTCTATTCTTAGGTCATTTTCAAATTTACGTTGTTTTAAAGAATCTTGATATCTTTGCTCATTGACACCCATTTGCCTTTCAGACAACCTTAATCTAGCATCAGCACGCTCTTGTTCTCTAAGAGATAACTGGTACTGGGGGCTAGCGTATCTAGCAATTTCTCTTAAAAATATATCTAATCCACTTTCTGGTTCTTGTAATATTATTCTACTTCCGTTTGCCATACTAACTCCTTATTGACAATGATAATCTAAGATTGGACATATTGACCTTCTTCTTCACTCCAAATCCATGTACTTCCATTATAAAAGACAGGCCCTTGATTTGTAGTTGGTAATTCAGAAACTGGGCTATCTTCAGGGTCAACAGTGAACTGCCTCATATCTGCATCTGACTGCTGTAATTGAGCTAAGAACTGAAGTGCATCAGACTCAGATGCTTCTCTAGATGTCTCCATTATATCAGTTACCCCAGTTCCATAAGTTTCTTCAGCTCTTCTTCTTACATCATCCATAGACCTTTGTCTCCCACCAAATGCTCCGAAACCCCTTCCGTAACTAGCTGTATCTGCAGTAGCTGTTCCAAGTTGTCTAGATATATCAGTTCTTAATTCACCGATGTCTCCTAAAGCTTCAGCTGGGTTATATGCATATAGTTCTTCAAATTGTTTTTTAGTTTTTTCATCTGTAGGTTCATAACCAAATGTTTCGTAATATTGTTGTATCGAGTCTGAAGGACTATACCCTCCATCTTGATAGCTAGCTACTCCACCATTTTGATATCTAGGCATATGAAAACCAACAGTTCCTTCATGGTATCTTTTTTGTATGTGGTCTAAGTGCTTTAGAGCATCATCTATATCCATAATACCAGATTCTCCAAGCCAATCAATGGTACTTCTTTCACTCTTTCCAAAGTCGTACCTATCTTGATGTCTTACAGCAGATAATATTTTATCAAGGTCTTGGAAGTAGTCTACGCTTTCTGCAAGCTCGTCTTTTACACCTAAGCTATATCCACCTTTTCGTTCTCCCTTATCCTCTATTAATCCACCTTTTTGCATCATAGAAGACTGCCTAGTCATATCAGTATTTCTTTGAACATTTAGAGTATTAAGTGCTAATAACTCATCTATTGCAGAGTGACCATGTTTACCTTGTGGTACTAGTCCACCCCCAGAGTACCCCAATCTATCTGCGTTATTTATCATATCCATAGTATCTTTTCCTAATTTGTCTACCGCTTCTTTACGAACTACATACTCCCCTGACTGTAGCATTGCTGGTATATTGTCTAATTGAGCCATTATAGTATCCTCCTAGCGTAAGACATTGGATTTATTAATCCACCTTTATTCATTCCATATCTTGGAGAACCGCCAAGAACTGTTAAATCACCTACCTCTACGCTTGGAGACCTATAATTTAATAGCCAATTAGGCGAATTTGGGTCTACTACTTCTCTAGGGTCAAATACCCCTGATGATTTTTCCTGCATAGCTAACATGGAACGATTCATATCTTCAATCTCCTTAGCTCTTCTTAGGCTTGCTAAATATTCAATTTCAGTATTATCTGGTACACCAGAAAAATCTGGAAGTGAAGTATCAAATTCTGGAACTTCTAAATCTCCAGCAAAATCAATTTCTTCTCCAGATGGTAAGTTTAACTGCCTTGCGTATTCACGTAAATTCATATCTTCTAACTCACCAGCTCTACCTAAACTTTCTTGAAACGCTTTTTCCGTCGGTGCTTTTCGTTGATAATATTCTTGCATTAAATCTCGTCGGTTTGTATCAGCTTCTTTAAATGCTTGCATTAATTCTGGAGTCTTAGCTTTTCCTAATATAGCTTCTGTGTCTACAGATGGAATCATTTTCTTAACTAGCTCTCCATCCTCTCTAATCATAACAGATTTATCTGAAGTTGGTAATCCTAGTTTAGATTTTCCTACAGCTTTCAAGTAATCTCCTCCGCCAGATGTTATGAATGTACCAGCTCCAGTTCCTAAAGCTCTTCCAAAAGCTCCCTCACCTAACCCTTCTCTATAATCTTTTATATCTTCAAAACTACTAGATAAAAACCCAGTTGGACTCTTAACGTCAGAGTCTTTAACCGTTGCACCACCAAGTGCCTCTCCAAGGTAACGACCAGCTCCAGCACCTAAACCTTTTGCTATAGCTGAACCAAGTAATCCAACTCCTCCTAATCCAGAAGCGGCTAATAGACTTGGAGCAACGTACTTTCCTAAGAAACCACCTACCATTCCAAGAAGACCTCTTCTTTGTGCTTCTTTTCTGGCTTCTCTACCCTCTTCCCTAAGGGCTCTTTCAGCACCTTGAACACCTCTTGTTATAAAGGAACGTCCTAATATATTTTTAACGGCTCTTGATAAACCCCCTTCTTGATACATCTGAGGTCTCATATATCCTCCGCCCATATATTCGTTTATAGTATTGTACTTCATATCTTTACCTATTATATAATTATATTACTACTTCAGTTTTCCAAACTGAGGTAATCCAAAATGCTTTAGAGCTTTCCACTATATCAGCGTGTGATGCTGTAATAGTAAGGGCTACAACATCACCAGCATCAATCACTGGGTCTGCACTCCAATCCGATTTGTTAATAGTAACTGATGTATGGTCTACGAATGTAGTTGAGTATGTGTAGTTACATAAAGCATCAGTTGTATCGTCGCCATCATCTTTCTTTTCAATAGCAAATGTAATGTTGTCAGTATTGTCATCTAGGTCAGGCGGTTTAAATATTAATTTATGACAAGTCATTTTATACGGAGCTAGATAGCCTTGAGCTGTCCTAAATGTAGCAAGTTCAGTATCGTTAAACCAAGGAAGATATAACTTACTAGCATCTACATCTGCAGTGAAGTTATGAGAAAATGCACGATAATCTGTAAACTTATTAGTGTATTTTAAGGAACTAGTTGTTAGAGTTTTGTCAACTACTTGGTTTCCATCTGATGTCATATATACCTTAAACAACTTTCCAAACTTCTTTCTATATAATGCTAACTGACTATTAGACTTCTTCTCTATTGCTATTTGCCCATCTAACATACCGTTTACAGATGGCTTACCATTGAACTCAATGGAGCTTTGCTTGGTGTTATTAATTCTTCTTATATCCCTTTCAGACATTAAGTTACCTCTTTACCTCTGATAACTCTATATTGTATTGTTATATCGTTTATTTCAAATGTACCTGTAGACGGTGGTACAAATTTAATTTGTATACTCTGACAAGATATAATAGAAGATGGAGTTAGAGTAACTACATCCCATTTATCACTAGTATCTGCAAAGTTTCCAGTAAAGGTACCACCTCCATCTCCACCAAAATTTTGTTTACCATCTACTGCATATTTAAAAGGAGTTGTTTCAGATGAGTTTGCCTTATAGGTAACTATTACTTTATATATCTTCTTTACAAGACCGGGTTGCCCAAAGTCTATATCTCCAGTTACAAATACTTGGTCTTCTTTATCACTTTCAATAGGGAGAAACTTTTTAAAGTTAACATCTGACGTGTCTCCAGTAACGTTTATACCTACTGTTAAATTATTATTCCAATCTGTTATAAAGTTGGTCATATGCTCACTATCTGTAAAAATCTTATTATGGAATACCCAAGCGTCTGTATCGAAGTCATATACAAACCCAGCATTAGAAGTACCAGCAGAGTCAGTTGGGCTTTTTAAGATTAATAAAGAATTGCTTATTGAGTCGTAGCCTATCATCGGGTCTTTAACCCCTACTGAATACCATACTTGCCAATTAAGAAAAGTGGAAGTAAAAGATTCTTTATTGACAGCTATCTTCCTGCCTAACAAATTTCTTATACCAGAGCCATCATACAAGTAAACACCATTAGCAGACACCCAAGCTATCCCATTGCTTGTTCTAGTTACGCTGTATGGAAAGTTTACACCATAGTATTTAAATGTATCTTCTAAGTACCAGTTATATATACTTGGACTTGATATATTTATTATATGGACTAAATTATTTTTAAAGGCTAGTAGTCTATCAGCGAATGATTCTAATGCTGTATATTCACCGTAGTCACCTTTGGAAACATCTATAAAGTTATGTTCTAGAAATGTATCAAACTTACCTATTTCACTATACATTATTCTATCGGCAAATTTTTCCACTTTCCCAGACTTGCCTTTAGTTCTTACATTGGCTACAAATGTTCTTCTATTAGTTACAATAGATGCTTTATATAATTCACCTATGCCTCCAATAGAAACAAAGTTTACATCTGGACTAAACCCATTAATAGTTTCATATGTGTCTATGTTTGGTTTTAAGCAATTCCCTGTTGCGTCACCAATGACATAAAATCCATCTCCAGCTTCATAAGTCCAACCCACATGGTCTCCATCTAAAGTTGTCCTAACTCCCTTTTCAATATCTATATCAGCTAATAGTATAAGCTCATCACTTGTATCATGCAATCTGGTGTATATTCTACCGCCGGTTATTCTTCCATTATAAGCTAAGTCTGCATATACTGACAATTGTATAGACTCTAAGTCGTTTACAGTGTGCGTAAAAGGTTCAATCGTAGCTTGTCCATCCCCCATTCTAACAGGAATAGACTCTTGATTACCATCATATATAAAAGATTGATAAAATTCATACTCACCAGACTCCCACTGACCCTCAGCACTACCCTTATCTACACCTATATTAAACCCTAAACCTCTTTCTAATATTGGAGCATCTTGGTCTGCGTATGAATGTGGAGCTGTTCCAGACAATGCTCCACCATATGACCTTTGATATGTTATTCCACCACCAGCAGAGCCTGAAGTTTTTAAACAGAAAAGAAATTCCTTTGGATACTCTCCTAGCTCTCCAACATTTCCACTAACATCATTTATAGATATAACTTCACCAACTACAGACTGGTCTAAAACATTTGCAGTAGCGTTATCATTTTCGAATGTAAATGATGTGGCTGTAGTATTGTGTGCTCCATTTAATTGAAGATTATTAACAGTCCCATCTAAATCAGCGTCATCACCAGCTCTCTTTGCTTTTGCGACTCCCCTATGGTCTGTATTGTAGAACGCAGTTGCATTATCAGTACCATCATGACTTGTGTGACCATAAGCATATGTAAGTGAATTGGTTGATTTTGGTGGGTCTAGGCTATTAGGATGTTCTTGCCATTCAGAAAATACTAGCCCTACTGATGCAGATTCTGAGTTAGCACTTGAGAATTGCTGTCTCTCTATATAGCCAAACCATTTAACTAAACTAGAGTTTTGTTCATTTGTATCACAAACTCTTAATGATTCATCTGCGAAATGGAATATATATTTAGCGTTATTTCCAGATATAGTAGGACTAATAGCCCTTGCAGTCCAACCATTATCTTTTGCGGTATAGTCAGTGGTAGCATTTCTAGACCAAATATCAATTCCACCAGCACTATCAACATCACCTAGTGCACACATTTTATCACCAAGTCTAGAAATTACTTCTATTTCTGGGTCTCCACCTGAGTTCTCACTAACTATAGGAGTTCCTTTTAGTATGTAATAAACATCACTACCATCTGTTGTTATATCTGTTATTGTAAAAACTCCATTATTTTTAGCAGTGCCAGATATTCTTATATTATCTCCAATACTTATTAATGAACTTGTATATATAGTACTGTTTGAAGAACTAGTACCACCTGTTAACTTCATGTAACTTTTTGATGGAACAGCCATTAATTATTCTCCGCCATACTCTGGTGCTGTTATAGTATCTGGATTTGACTTAACCGCAACGAAACTTATTTGACCATTAGATGTTCCTAGGGCTAAAGCTGTTCCAGATTTTGTTTCTGTTATAGTTTGGTCAGAGTCTCTACTGTGGTCAGATTCAAAATAAAATAAACCATATCCACCACCACCATTTATATTAGTCGTTGACTCTACTATGTACTCTGATAATGTTCCAGAACCAGTAGACTTAACAGAGTGTGCAAATAAACCACCTACTGTTTTTATTTTGCCTATTGAATCTACAGACATATTTTCTATAACTGAGTATTGATTAGGTGCTAAATCCCTAGGGTCTCTTCTATTATTCATACCACCAGACCAATCTCTAACAGTGTACATTTGCTTAGGCATTAATCAAGTATCTCCACATGAACTAAATCATCAAACCCATTATCTTTAACATCTCCATCAGAATCCCAGTCTCCACCCCAACGAACTTTGATACCAAGTTGGTGTGCTATGCCACGAATCATTCCACCCATATAATGGAATCCGTCTCTGTTTTCCCAGTCTATTGGGTAGGGAGCTAGGTCAACAGCTTTACCTTCCATATGCTTTGAATACTTAACCTTAGTAGCCCCCTTAGCCAACAGCTCTTTCTGTCTTTCTTCACTACGCAATCCTTCTATTATGGTAACATCCATTATTTTAATAAGTTCATTTAAAACATTAACAAGCTTAGCATCAACACCCTTAAGCCTTTCCTTACTTCTCTTTCCGAATCTAGGCATTACTTTCCCTTAAATATACCTTCCAGAACATCAGTAACCACATCTACCATCTTTTCAAAAAATATTTGTTCTTTATCTTCAGAAACAAAAGGTATATCAATCTTTTTATTTATTGCAGTAGCAATACTGTCTGACATTTCGTCAGAGGATAAATGATTCATAACCTCTTCTTTCATTTTATCTGCTTGCTCTTCAGCTAGTTTTACTAGCATTGATTTAACATCCATTTATTTTTCCTTTTTTATTTTAACTATTTTATGACTAAGATATACAATACTCATCACTGCGACAACGCATTGTAAAAATAAATTAATCTCAGCTAAGTAAGCACCGTAATTAGCGAATGATACTGCTGACACTTTTAAACTATCCATTAATGTTTTCCATTTATTCTTGATAAAGAACCTTTTATTTCCGACACTTGGTTATCAAGGTCATTTATCTCTTTAGTAAGAGCATCAAACTTCCTATCAAGCTTATCATCGGATTGGTTCCATCTGTTAATTAATTTTATAATCATCCCCTCCATATTCTCCAGCGTTTCTGATTGACCTGCGTTCTCAATTTTTAAAGCCTCTAAGGTCTCTTGCTGTCTCGCTGATTTGTTTGAAAGAGAAACTACTAGGTATACAAACATAGCCCCCACTACGCCTATCATCCCAGCCTCTCCGTATACTGCCATAAAATCCATTATTTCTTTTTCTTCTTTCCCCAACTAAATGGGTTAATGTTAAATTCTTTTTCATAAAACGCTACCTTCTCTGCAAGCTCCTCTCTTTCAACCCGTTCTTCCACGATGTGCTTATCAAGTAAGCTCCCAATCTGTTCATCCGCAGAAGCCATTTTACTTTCAAGGTTTCTAATCCTTGTTTCAATCTGCCAATAACCATAGACCAACATTCCAATGAGTATAGCAATTTGCCCCAACCACTTAAGATTAATACTAACAATGGCGTTATCATCAAGAACTGTAGCACGATAACTTCTGGCGGTATCAGGTTTTCCACTCATTTAACCAATATAAGTATAATAAAAATCTATATTGTAACTTGTGCTTATATTATCGTAATTCATTTTATTCTAAACACCTTATTTTTAATCCAATTAAAAGCTCTTTTAACCATACTTGGCTTCTCTAATGAAGACTTTACTTCAAGTATCTGGTTATCTATTTCATCTATGTTTTTATTTATTGCTTCAAACTTCTTATCAATTCTATCATCATATTTATTCCAGCTATCATTTAACTTTGATATCATTTTTTCCATAGATTTTAAAGCTTCAGATTGTACATCATCTTTAAACTTTATAACTTTAGCCATTTTACTAGGTTTATTCAGACCTCTTCTTTCGAGTCTGCTAGTCCTTCTTACCCTCTGTAAGCTATGCACGTTGCTGTAGAGTCAGTATGATTTATAATACCGCTAAAGTTTCCATATAGTATCTCTCCGGGTATCATATAGAACCAACTTGAAATACCATCACCTATATTAGCAGTAACTTTTAATTTTAAATATTCAACTGCGGCATCACCACCACCTTTACCAAGTGCTTGTATAGCTATCCAAGAACCTGTTTCTGGAGCAGATGTATTAGTGTTATGCTCAGCTATTAAATCAAAACCATTCTGCCCTATTAGTAGGTTAGAAGCTTCTTTTGATGTATATTTATATAATCCAGTAGACATTTAATCCTCCTTACAATACCATCCACCATGCTATAGCAGTTTCAACTATGATGTCAGATGCCGTGTTATAAGCCCATTTTTCTTTAGTTCCGTATGTTTCTTCATCTCCTTCAACCAACCATTCAAATACCTCCCATAACACACCAATTATAAATACTCCAAATACACACCAGAAATCACTCCAGTTAAGCCATTGAAATATTTTACATAGAAAAGCACCAGCCGCTAAATGGTAAGATGTCCAACCGTCTAACTGCCCAGTTTTTATTTGCCACGATACTAACTTAGCTATTGGGTTATTCATTACTTAGAGCCAAAAACTTTAGAAAAGAAACCTTTCTTTTTCTTCTTTCCTTTTTCAGCTAGTTTTTTACCTTTTTTCTTTTTCTTTTTAACATCATCTGCATTAGCAAACTGCTCATACTTTTGAGGTGTAGTAATTTCAGCGGGGCTCCTACCAGTCAAAGCTAGTAATACCAAAGAAATTAATACAGTTAGTAGACCTTTCATTTTATACCTTTATGTGTTTGGACACTTCTTTATTGCCACTTAGTTGAGGAACTATTCTTGATAATAATTCCGATTTAGTTTCACTGGAACCATATGAGATTCCACGTTTATCATAAAAATCTTTTATCTCTGATTTTGTATTTGAATCTGTAGGGTATTCAGACTGAGTAGTAGCAACGCCATTAATTACATGATGCTTACCTATAATCAATCTACCATGACCATCACCATGCTTATTTCCACATTCAGATACATAGAATTCCTCTATTACTTTAAAGCTATTGCTTTTTTTCTTTACCTCACCATCTACGTCTACAAAATATTTATATGACGAAGGGTAAGTCAAGGTCTCCGAAGACCCATCTGAGTAAGTTTTTTTGCGAGTAACACCCGGAGTTGTATTTCTATGAATCCTAACTCGATGACCTTGACTACACCTTCTTACAATCATTCTACTACTTCACCCTCTACTTCTTCAGGTGCTTCCAGTGATGCACGGAGCAAATTAATAAATGCTTCCTTGCCAACTTGTAATTGGTCAGCCATAAAAGCATTAGTATTTTGCTTGTTTTGCAAATCATTAATATGATTTACCATCATTTTCTGCTCATCAGTCATATCCTCAATAACATACTCTTTGTCATCAAGATTCAAGACTGGCTTTTCTTTTTTGTCTTTAGCCATTATTGACTCCTTGTTAGTTAATTATTTTTTTTCTGGTTCAACTATTACTTTTCCGTTTTCATCTGTCCAATCAGTTTCTTTTATATGGTCATCCTGTCTTTCACCTATAACCAACCAAGAAACAGTTGCAGTTGAATCTGTATTTTGACAACTAATAGTTAATATATTTCCACTTACAGAACCTTTTACAGCATCCCAATCGGATTCATTAGATGTAAAGCATTGTATATCTGTATTTAATAAAACAAATGTACCTTCTGACATTCCAGAAACTGTATCAAGATTTATTTCAACAGAACCACTTGAAAGCGTAGATTTTCCTCTATAAATATTATCTGCTTGAGGAGCCTCAACAAAACTATGCACTAAATGATGAGTGTCTTTTTTAGATTCTAAAGGATGGTCTATTTTAAAACTACCAGAGCCTTTAGATAATGCCCCTGTTACTGATACATTTCCACTGTTAAGTGCTGTTAAAGCTGTTGTTCCACCCGGTCTTAAATCAATCCTTCCAGAACTATTTGATAATCCAACAATGTAATTATTTGCAGTTGCTTTTAAATCTAATGTAGTTTGGTCTGCCCCACCTTCAAATGTTGCACCACTAGCGTAAACTGTAGCACCTTTATCCTGTGCCATATAAACAGCAGTTACATCTGCATTACCAAGTGTTACTGAGTTATTT